CGGTTTGAACCTTGTCGGTTGGATCCTTTTCCATCGATTCAGTACTTTTGCCCTAAAAAGTCCCAAAGCAAGGCATTTGCCGCCCTTGACCGCGCTAAAACGGCCCAGTAATGTGCACATATGGCCCATTTGAAATTACCAGCCAACCCCTTGACCCCTCAGCGCCCACCCGACAAGGTTCCAACCGTGGTGATCCTCAGGGGCTTACCCGGCAGCGGTAAAAGCACAGTGGAACAACTCCTGGTGGCTCACACGATCCTCAGCATGGATGCCTTCTGGGAGCTGGGCGGTGGCGGATACAAGTTTAGGCCATCAGACATCGCAGAGGCGATCCAGTGGGTCCGTGACGATTTTATCCGCGCCCTGGCCGCCCGGGATGAGCTGATCGTGGTGGACAACACGAACACCACAATGGAGGAAATGGCCTTCTACCGGCGAGAAGCAAAGGCCGCTGGCTACGTGGTACACATTGTCCACGTGGAGGCGACAGTCGAAGACGCCGCTTCTCGTGGAATTCACGGGGTCCCTAAAAAGAAGGTCGAGCAAATGCGCGCCCGGTGGGAGCCCGTCTAATGGCGCAATTAGTGTTACCAGGTAATCCGCTCCTGGTAGACGGGCGGAAAAAAGAGGTTGATCCATCTCGGCTGGATATACCGTTCACCACCAGGGGCAAGACGAACCCAAAGAAGGAGTTTCGGCTGGCCCTTCGTGCGAAGACGGCAACGGATGCGGTGGGGGACATCTATCCCGACTGCGACATCTACGGCCTGACAAAGGGCCAGTTCGATCTCCGGTTCCTGCTGGCCGCGGTGCTCAAGCAGACGGGCCCCGCCGATCTGACTATCTCCACATGGACCTGCAGCGCCGCAGACGTGGAGGACATCGCCAGCTGGGGCCCCAAGGGAATGATCACGTCCTGCCGGTGGGTCATGGACTACAGCTTTCAGCGCCGCGAGCCCAAGGAGGCCCAGGCGATTCGTAAAGCCTTCGGTACCGATTCCATCCGCATCACGAAGACGCACGCAAAGTTTTACCTGATCACAAACCCGGCCTGGAACATCGCCGTCCGAACATCGGCCAACCTGAACATGAACCCGCGCACCGAGGACTTCAACATTGTGGAGGACCAGCGCGTGGTCGAATTTTTGTCCGTATTTGTGGACTCCATCTTCAAGGCCCAGCGGTCCAGCGACATCGACAAGAGCCCGTATGAGCAAGTTAAGCAGTGGGAGCGCCTCTAATGGCCAAGGTTACAAGGCAGGATATTCTGAAACTCATCGTTGAAGGCAATACACCCCCTGACATCGTGGCGCTGCTGAGGGAGCAAGGTATATCCAGCCCAGCCAAGCGACTCGCCGCCGCGTTCGATCACCTCAAGCGGACGGCATCCATCCCGGATGACGTAACCAAGGCGTGGGCGCGGGAGGCATACAGGGAGTGTTACCGAAGGCTCCTGGCAAGCGGGGACTACGCCGGTGCGGTGCGCGCGCTCAACTCCATTTTGAAGTTGTCCCCAGGACTGGAGACCGAGGCCGATGACGATGTTTCCACCATGACAGAGAAAGAACTGCGTGCCGAGCTGGCAGAGGAAAGCCCATAATGAAGCCCCCGCGCGGAACCCAGATTTGGTACACGGAAGGCCGGGATGTTCCACCGGTCTACTTCGGCCTCGACCGCGGCGTGTTCCGGGAAGGGATAGGCTTCCCAAACATCGAGCCCCCGGTGGCGCGCTGGCGCTCCTGGATCGTTGACAACCTGTTGAGAAGGGCCCTGCGTTTGCTGGACCCGTCGAGGATTATCGAATGAAGAACAAGCCCAGGAAGAAGATCAACGCGACCATCGAGCCCATGGGGGACTGGATGGTCCTGCGCCCCATCCGCAAGGAGATGACGCAGAGCGGGCGCCTGCACATCCCCACGGGCCGCGCCGAGTTGCCCAAGGCCCGGGTGCTGGCCGTTGGCCCGGAGGTGACAGGACCCAAGGCCGGTGACATCGTCCTGCCGGGCCAGCTCCCGGAGTTCCCCATCTACGAGGTGAGGGTCAACGGGGAGACGCTGGGCGTGGTGCGCTCGGGCGCCATCCAGGGAGTGATCCACGGACTCGACGAGAGTCGCTTTGAGGAAGGCATGTCCGCGCTGGAGACCGAGGAAATCAACAAGCGCGACGGCCCCTCTGACATTGTGGTGCCCAACTGAGCATGAGCCCACCCATCCGCCCATACGAGCCCGAGGACATCCGCCTGGTGTTCTCCTCTTGGCAGCTCCAGGTGCGCGCCGTGCGCCCCTGTAAGCACATGAGCGGGCCGGAGTGGCAAGCACACAAGAACCTTATCAAAGCCATCATCCGGCGCAGCCCTCCGCTCCTGGAGCACGAGCCCGGCTTCCCGGCCCAGGTCCACGGCTGGATCTGCGGAGAGGTGCGCGACGGGCTGCAGGTCCTGCACATGGTCTACACCCGCAACTACTGGCGCGAGAAGGGCGCCGCCGGCCGCCTCATGGATCACATGTTCCCCGACCTGGGCGAAGAGCCCGTCTTTCACACACACAACACCGCGGCCACGCACTACCACCGGAAGCGATGGTCTCTGCGGTTCAACCCTTACCTGGTAGGAGTTCCCCTTGGCCGAGAAGAAAGAGAAAAAAGAGATGATCGAGTGGATCGCACCGGTTCACAGCATGGACGGACAGGCGACCATCGCCGCGGATCGCAACCACATCCTTGAGGAGCACCCCTTGGGGGTCAAGGAAACGGTCCTGGACGCAGACGGCGCCGCGGCCATCGTGCGCGTCTACCCGCCGAGCAACATCAAGTGCGTGGGACTCTCAGTGCCCGTGTCCAAGTCCCGGACCAAGAAGGCACCCGCAAAGCCAGTTGTGACCAAGTAGCGGGGTGTGCTCCGCCGCCAGAACATATTTTGCCTGCTGGCCCAGGTAGCCATGGGATTATCCCAGGCACAGCTTGAGCTGCGGGTGCGGGAGATGCGCCGCCGGGCGGTCATCAAGTCCAGCGCGTTCCCCGAGCAACAGGCGGTCATGGACGATCCCTGCCGATTCAAGGTGGCATGGACCACCCGGAGGGCGGGTAAGACCTATACTGCGGTCATTGACTGGGTGCTGGAGGGAATGGATCACCCGTTTTCGCAGTCCCTCTACCTCGGCTTCGCCCGCAAGGACGCCAAGCGCAGGTGTTGGCCCATTATCAAACAGGTCAACCGGATGTTCGATCTTGGCATCCACTTCAACGAGGTGGACCTTGTGGCCACACTGCCCAACGGGAGCGTCCTGGAGCTATACGGGGTGGACAAGCCCGGCCTGGACGACAAGCTCCATGGAACCAAGCTCCTGCGCGTCTACATCGACGAGGCGGCGTTTTACCGGGTGGATCTGCTGCGACTGTTCAACGGGGCCATCCTGGACGCGGTGAGCGACCTCCAGGGCGAAGTGTGGCTCATGAGCACCCCGGGGTACCTCACCCGCGGCCTGTTCTTCGAACTGACCAAGAGCTTTGACTGGCGCACGGTCTTTCAGCGCCGCCGGCCCCCGCCAACCGACTTCGCCCCCGGCGCGGGGCGCTGGAGCGTTCACCGCTGGACCACGGAGCAGAACCCCCATATGGCGGCCATCTTCGCCCAGGAGATCGCGGACGCCAGGGCAGCGGACCCGGATGTGGAGAAAAACCCGGAATTTCTCCGCAACAAGCGCGGGGCCTGGGTGCATACCACCGGAGAGCAGGTCTATACCTGGGACGCGGACAAAAACACCTATCGTGGGGAGTGGAAGCAGAAGCCCGGGGATCACTACGGCCTCGGGATGGACTACGGCCACGACGACGCGGCGGCCTCCAGCCTGTGCGTGTGGCGCGAGGACACACCCCTATTTGTTGAGCTGGAGTCTACGTTGTTTCACGCGCCGTCCATGTCAGAGCTGGCGGGCCACGTCCGGGGACACATGGAGATCCACCCCGACATCGAGATAGTGGGCGACCCCGGGAGCAAGGCGTACTTTGAGGAGCTGCGCCGTGCGCATGAACTGCCGATCATGCCCGCGGAGAAGTCCAGTAAGTTTGATTGGATCCAGATCAAAAACTCTGCCTACCGCGCCGGACAGTGCCAAATGGTGGACCCTGCCAGCTCCCCGCACGTGCGGGAGATTGGAGACCTGGTGTGGCGCGTCAAGCCCGATGGGACCAAGGAGGAGGCCCAGGGGCTGCCAAACAACGCCTGTGACGCCCACTTGTACATTTTCCGCCATGCGCGGCACTATATGAGGCCGGAGACGGGGTGGGAGCCTCACACCGTCCTCACGAGGGAGCAGCACAACAAGCGCCTCGAAGATGCAATGATCGCGTTGGAAGAAAGCGAGATGGAGGATGACAATGAGCCCCGCTGGAACGAATAAAAAGCACTGGTGGCAGGAGAAGAAAGATCAGCACGTTGGCGTGTTCGATGTGCTCCACGACCTGGAGGACGAGATCGGGGCCCGGGATGCGTGGTGGAATGAGCTGCTCAGCGACTTTCTCAACAAGCCGGTGAGTGGGTGGACCCCCGGGAGCCGAGTCCCCATGGATCAGCAGGTAAAGAGCCTGGTCAGCGGTGAACCCCGACTCGTGCTCAAGCCCTCCAGCAACTGTATCCATACTCTGGGGTCTCGTGTGGCCGGCCAGAAGATCAAGCCCCGGTTCCTCACCAACACCGCGGGGAGCAACGCCTGGGGGCTGCGCCGGGAGGCCCGGAAACTGGAGAAGGCTGTACAAGGGGAGTGGACACGGGGAAAGGTCTACAAAAAGGCCATCCCGGTTTTCTACGACGCCGGGATCCTGGGCAAGGGTGCCTTAAAGATTTTCCCAGATCGAGGCCGCGTGAAGTTCGAGCGCGTTTTCCCTGGCCTGCTGGCCGTGGACCCGGACGCATGCTTGACCTCACCGCCGAGGACCCTCTACCAGATCGGGTATTACCCCGCCGAGGTCCTCAAGGCTCGTTTCCCGGACGCCGAGAACGCCAAGGCCATTGATGCACAGATCGGAAAGGTCGTGCTTTCAGGCCCCCAGGCGGAGCCCGGAGAGCTCAATATCACAGACATTGTCGAGGTGGCCGAGGCGTGGCACCTGCCGAGCGGCCCGGATGCCAAAGATGGCAAGTGGGTAATCTGCATCGACGGCCACACCCTCCAGAGCGAGACCTGGAAGATCGAAGTGTTCCCTTTCGCCTTCTTCGACTGGACGCAGCCGATCCTTGGCTGGTACCCAGTCGGCTTGATGGAGGACCAGCGCCCCCTGCAAAAGCAGCTCAACAAAATGCTGGGGAGGGTGCAAGACGCGCTCAACCTGTACGCCAACGCCAAGACCTACGTGGAGAAGGGCAGCATTGTAAAGGGGCACCTGAAGAACATCACCGGGACCGTGGTGGAGTTCAACAAAGGGTCCCAAAGGCCGGTGGTGGAGATGGCCCCCAGCCTCAGCTCTGAGGTGGTGCGGACCATCGAGAACCTGTACAGCAAGGTTTACGAGGAGTCCGGCGTGAGCATGCTGTCAGCGGCCAGCAAGTTGCCCGCCCAGGTGGAGAGCGGGATCGCCATGCGGACCATGCAGGACACCGAGACGGGACGGCACATGCTGCTGTCGCAGGAATGGGAGGACTTTTTTGTCCAGATCGCGGTTCTTACCGTGGACTGCTGCAAGATGATCGACGAGCAAATGCGCGCCCAAGAGGTCGAGGAGGGCGCAGAGCCAGCGGCGGGATACGTCTCCCGCTACAGGGTCTCGGACGGATTCGAGGAGATCGTCTGGGCTGACATCGACCTGGACCTGCAGGCAGCGGAGCTCGAGGTGCAGCCTGCCAGCTACTTGCCGCACACCATCACCGGTCGCCTGGGAACAGTGATGGACATGCTAAACGCTGGCCTGTTGGGAGACCCCTCGTCACCTGACAGCCAGGCCAAGGCATTTCAACTCATCCAGATGCCAGACCTTGATCAGTTCACGAGCCTGGAGACCGCGGCGCTGGAGGACATCGACCGGCAGGTGGAGGAGATGTTGGATAACGGCAAGGCCCAGAGCCCGAGCCCGTTTCAGAACCTCCAGCTTGCCCAGGCCCGGGTAGTATCGGCCCTTCTGCGCGCCCGGCAGGACGGCGCCCCTGACGAGCGCCTGGCCCTCATGATCAACTATCTCAATTCCGCCAAAAAGCAGGTGGACGACGCGGCCGCGGCAGAGGCGCAGATGGAGGCCGAGGCCATGGCAGCCGCGCAGCCTCCCCCGCCCCCCGGCGGCCCCGGCCCGATGGAAATGGGACCTGCGCCCGAGCAACTCGAACCCCCAGCCCCAGGGATGGCCCTGGAATAGGTGATATGTGGAAGACTTTGTGAATAGCCTGTTGATGCGTGACCCCATCCTCTGCAACGCCGAGGAGGCCCAGGAGCACGCCGGCTTCTCCGATGCCCCCGGTGGCCCCACTCTAACCCCGGTGGAGGAAGGGGAGGCCGATGCCGCGGAGGAAGCGAAGCCCGAGCCCGTCACCGAGCTGGAGGAGGCCCCCGCCGAGGACCTCAACGCCCGCCAAGAGGCAGACGCCGCGACCCGTGACCGCCAGCTCATCGAGCGCGAGGCGGCGCTGAAGGTTCGCGAGGAGCAAGCGGCCCAGTGGGAGGAGATCCGAGGGCTTGCCGGAGAGAACCCGGCCGAAGCCGCCAGGCGCCTCGGCATCGATCCGGGCAAACTCGCAGAGCAATATATGGGCGTGGAGAAGGAGCCCACCGAGCAAGACAACGTCCAGGCCGCTGTTCAGGCCGCCATGGCCCCCATGCTCCAGCAGATGCAGGCCATGCAGGAGGAGACATCGCGCCACCGCGCTCACGCCGAGTTGGGACAGATGGTGCAGGCGGACCCGGAAAAATATGCCCTGGTGGAGACCATCGGGCCGGCCGCCATGGACGAGGTCCGGCGCCGAGCATCCGACTTCGAGCAGCGGACGAGGATGCAAGCGGACATGCCAGCCATCCTTGCCCAGGTCGAAGAGGAATACACACAAAACGTGTTCGCTGGACTTGAGCGCCTCGTTAAGGTACCTTCGTACAAAGAGCGAATACAGAAGCTTTTGGGAAGTCCGACAAATACACCGGCCAAAAAAGATATCCCCCCCGCGGCCCCCGGACAAAAGCCCCAGACTCTTTCCTCAGAAATGGAGGGCGAAGCTGCAAAAGAGCAACGCCTTATGACCGAGGATGAGGAGATGACAGAAGCAGCGCGGATCATCCGCGAAGACATCGCGAGGCAGAAGGGCGAATAGGCCCACACCACAATTAAACCGCCCCACCCTGCAGGTCTGATATTAGACCTGTCCCGGCCTGACAATACGCACCACGCGAGCCGGACAGACCCCACGGGACACGAGGCACCCGTGAGGTATTTCCAATGGCAGCTCTGTCAATGACCGGCTTTGATCACGCGCTCAAAACCATGTACTCCGAGCGAAAGGTTCTTTCGCTCATCTTCAAGGACAACCCCTTCCTGGCCAAGGTCGCCAAGAACATGAAGTTCGGCGGCCGCACCAAGAACCTGGACGTGGTCTACTCCCCCGGCGCTGGCGAGGGTGCCGTGTTCTCCACCGCACAGGCCAACGTCGGCGGCGCCAAGGGCAAGCAGTTCGCCATCACCCGGAAGAACAGCTACGCCCTGCGCCAGATCGACAACGAGGTCATCGAGGCGAGCGAGATCGATGAGGGGGTGTTGCTCAAGGCCCTAAAGCTGGAAGGCGACAGCGCGATCCAGCAGCTCAACAACTCTCTGGGCGGCGCGATGTTCCAGGACGGCAGCGGCAAGATCGGAGAGATCACCATCAACGTCTCGTATCCAGCGTCCGGCGACGAGGCCCTGCTTGCGACCACGGATGACGTGGTCAACTTCTACGAGGACCAAAAGCTCGTGGTGGCAGCGAGCACGGCAGCGACCCCCAGGGCGGGTACCCTCACCATCAGCAAGCGTAACGAGGTGACCGGCGTCCTGACGATGTCGGCGGACCTGAACGACGTAAGCGACGGCATCCCCGCCATTACCACCGGTGACAGCATCTTCACGGAGGGGCGATACGTTGCCGCGAGTGACAAGCTAAACCTGGTGGGCCTCGGCGGCTGGATTCCCGCCACCGCCCCCACTGCAGGTGACGATTTCTTTGGCGTGGACCGCTCGGCGGATCCCACGCGCCTTGCCGGGTACCGCTTCACCAATACGGGGAGCTATTCTGGCTACAACACCATCGACGCCGTCAAGTTGCTCTGCCGCATGATCGGACGTGCTGGGTTCACCCCCGACACGGCTTTCATGTCCCACGAGCGCCTCGACGGACTGATTGCCGTCCTCGGCGCCAAGGTGCAGTACAACAAGCAGGTGGTGCCCATCCACAACGCGAAGGGCAAACTCATCGCTGAGGTGGGATTCGACGCCGTCCGCGTTCACACCCCCAGCGGAGTGGTGGACTGCATCGCGGATCGCTCCTGCCCCAATGCCACCGTTTTCGTGCTGAAGATGGACGTCTGGAGCCTGTGGAGCCTGGGCCAGACCGTCAAGTGGATTAGCGACGTATCCGGCGCCAAGACCCGCACCCGCGAGAGCGCGGACGGCGTGGAACTGCGCCTGGTCTCCAGGTCCAACCTGACCTGCTGCGCCCCAGGGTGCAACGGTCGGTTCGACTGGAGCTAACCCATTTTCTCCCCCGGGGCCTGACTGGCTCCGGGGGCGTTAAGCCTGGAGGAGAAAATGAGCAAAGAACTGACAGAGGGCATCCAGCACAACCAGCCCGGCATGGTGAAGCTGATCGGCGTGGCCACCTTCGACGCCATGGGTGATCCGGGAGTGATCGACATTCCCAAGGTTAATACCATCGCGCACGACTCGGTGGGGGCCTACACCATCGAGTTGCAGGACAGCTACGTGGAGTTTCACGGGATGACCATCACCCCCCTGCGCGCCGGCGCCGAGGTGGGGGTCAGATTCCAGGTCCAGGAAGCGGACGTGGACAACTACCCCGGCGGCACCATCGCGCTGAGGTTCTACGACTTCAACAGCCCCGGGAACCTGCGGAACCCCATCAGCTGTGATCTGTACTTCGAAATCAATCTGGACAACGTCCCGGAGTAGGAGCGTGACACATGGCCCGGACGCGGACCCTACAGCAGTTGAGGGACGAGATCCGCAACCGGGCGGACGTCACCGCCAACGACATCCCGGACGCCGAGCTTGACGCGCTGATTAACGGCCAGCTCGCCCGCCTCTACCGCCTGCTGACCAAGGTTAACCAGGATTATTTCCTCAGCGACGACACCGTCACCGTGGTCTCCGGTACCGACGAGTACGCGCTGCCCTCCGACTTCTGGCAGGTCCTCGGCGTCGATTACCAGGCCGGAAATTACTGGTATGCCATGCCGCGCTTCACCTTCAGCGAGCGTAACAAGTACCAGCGCAGCAGCGTCAAGGAGGGGACGGCCTACCGGGTCATGGGCGCCAATATTCGTTTTGCCCCTGTGCCAACCTGGGGCGGCACCGTGCGCCTGTACTACATCCCCGCCAGCCCCCTGCTCGTCAACGCCGGAGACACCGTGGACGGGTTCTGTGGGTTCGAGGACTATGCCGTGGTCTGCGCGGTGATCGCTATCAAGTCCAAAAACGAGGAGGATATCAGCGCCGAGGCCCTGGAGCAAAAGGCACTGTACGCGGACATTCACGCCAGCGCAGCAGAGCGAGACCCGGGGGAGCCCGACAGGGTTCGAGACGTCAACGAGGATGCCATGCAGGACCTCTATCCCACGGGATAGGCCATGCCCGCTCCCCCCGAAATGCGTAAGGTCCACGTGCGGCGCAAGGAGCTGCAGGACGTCGACGAGGCCGCGCGCGAGGCCATCGACAATCTGCGGAAGGTCCCCATTCTGGGGGGTGCCCCGGTGACCGCGGACCTGGCCCTAGGGAGTAACATGGTCGCTCATGGCCTTAGAAAGACCCCCACCGGATGGATCGTCATCGACAGGGACTCGGCGGCCACGGTTTACCGCACCGCATGGGACAAAACACACCTGACCCTCCAAGTGTCAGCGGCCGTCACCGTCAAACTGTGGGTGTTCTGATGGCGCTGACGAAGAAGACGATCCCCCTCACCTTCCGGGCCGGCGTGAGCACCAGCGAGGACCCGAAGATCAGCGGAAAGACTCTCCTCAAAGCCGTGGACGCCATCTTCCCGCGCAAGGGGGCAGTGGGCAAGCGCACCGGAACCAAGAGCCTCGCCGGAACGCACGATGAGACCCACATGGCCACGTACAAGGGACGGCCTGTGGCACTGGAGCACACCATCAAGGTGGAGGACGGCGCCGACATCACCGGCGGCACCATGACCCAGGTTGACACCCTTTCAATGTGGGAGACATCCCTGGAGCGGACGCAGGTCCCCGAGGGCGAGCAGCGCATGAACGCCGAGGTTCTGGAGCAGGGGAACGTCCGGGTGTGGGCCTACGCCCGAGCCGAGAGCGCCGGATACGATCTGTTTATTGAGAGCTACGAGGCCAACAGCGGGCGCCTGCTGGACAGTACCCAGGTCACGGCCCCCAGCTTCGGCACCAACCCTCAGTGTAGGATCTTTTTCCTGGACGGCTCCTTTCACTTTTTCTACGTCCTCGCCGGGGAGCTCTGGCGCGGGGAGGTGGACCCCACCACGGGCACCATCGCCGGGGCCGTGGGCACCGGCCTCCTGCTCTGGGCCAACGCTCAGCAACTCGACGGGGCCCAAGTCGATGATTCATCCGTGATCCTCGCCGGGCGAAACAACGCCGGGACGCACCTGCGAGTGGCGGCCGTGGACGTGGACGCGGGGTCCAACACCGGTCGCGAGTTCGCCGCCACGGACGTTGATGCGGTGGGCGTTTGGAAGCGCGACGACGGCTCGGCAGTGATCGGGTACTATCGCGGCACCCCTCTACAGCTCCGCTTCATGGGCGTGGACAAGACGCTGGCCGTGGATGTTCCAGACACCCTCGTTCACACCATGAACCCCGGGGAGATTGTCTACAACCTTTGCGGCATGTGCGAGGACGCTGTCACCGGCAACATGTTTTACACGTGGGTTGATGCGGTGTCTCAGCCCGTGACCTTCTACGCCGTTTTGGACGTGTCCGGGGCGCCGGCCGTGACCTCTTATACCGAGATCCTGCGCAAGGCTACCGTGGCGTCCAAGCCCATCGACGACACCACCGCAGGCAGCGGGAACATCTACATTTGGGTCACCTTCGACTCCCAGAAGTACGCCTACCTCATCGACCAGGCCGGGGTACACAGCGCCAAGGCCCTTCCCGGGCTGATTGAGGGGAGCACTACAACAACACCGGTGGCCAACTATTTCGTACCGCGGATCTCTGGCACCGCGCCATGGTCCACGGCCCTCCGCTACAGGCCAACGGTAGGAGCCATGAGGGCGCCCGTGATGGCATCGGTGAAGCGGCCGGGCGCCGTGCACTGCCTGGAGGCCCAGGGCCAGCTCCTGATCCCCGGCAGCATCCCCCAGCAATTTGACGGCGAGGACGTCACCGAGATGGGTTTTTTGCACGTCCCCGAGACGGTCACGGGCCTTGTTCCGGGCCCCGCGGGCAACCTGGCCGCCGGCAGCTTTCGGGGAATGGTGGTCTACGAGGACCGCGACACAGGCAACGTACTGCACCGGTCAAGCCCCTCCATCCAGAGCGCGGCCGTGGTGTCTGCCGGGTCTGATCGGATCGAGTGGACGATCCCCTATCTCCAGCACACCAACCGTACGAACGTGCGCGTGGTCTTCTACCGCAACAGCGTTACCGGCGGAGGGGTGAGCAGATTTTTCAGGCATCCTCGCGGCGAGTTCGATAATGATGCTGGTTTGGATAGCTTCGTTTTCACCGATGGGACGGTTGCAGCCGATGACAATATCACCGCTCAGCCGACCATCTACATCGATGGCAACGTGTTGGCCAACATCCAGCCACCCGGCGGAGCGATCCAGGCTGAGCACCAGGGGCGACACTTCATCGTGGAGGAGGAATATCCGGGTACGCGGGTACGCTACAGTAAGCCCTACGCTCAAGGGATCGCGGTGGAGCACGCGGCCCTTCTCTATCTGGACGTCCCCCCCGAGGGTGGAGACATCACCGCCTTGTGGAGCTCATCGAGCTGGCTTGTCGTCGCCAAGGCATCGAGGCTCTACGCCTACAGCGGCACTGGGCTCACCAACACCCTGCTGGGCACTAATTACGGCAACCCCTATCTGTTGAGCGAGGCCATCGGCTGCACCAATCAGAAAACCGTGGTTCTGGTGCCCGGCGGCGTGATGTTCCAGGCGGAGGACCGGATCTGGCTGCTGGCGGGCCGCGCTGTCAAGCCCATCGGGGACGCGGTGAGGTTCTGGACGGACCCGCGCACGGAGAGGACAGGGGCCCCCCTCGTCATCATCAAGGCGGTACATCTCCCGGCCCAGTCCCTGGTTATATTCCTCACGGACGGAGACGCCTTGGTCTACAACTACCTCTACGGCCAGTGGGCCACGTGGACCGCCCACGAGGCCACGGACGGGACAGAGGCCGGCGGCGTGCTGTTTTTCAAGGTCGCGTCGGATGACACCGTGAGGCTCGACGACTCCACTACCTACCTGGACGGGGCATCCCCGGTGGTGCTCACCATCGAAACTGGGTGGCTCAGCTTCGCCGGGCTTTTGGGGTACAAGCGCATTTACCGGATGCTCCTCGGCGGCCAGAACATCACCGCGCACACGCTGATAATCAAGCTGGCCTTCGACCTGGAGCCCACGTGGGTTGATTCGCTGTCGTTCGATTCCACCGCCCTGGTGCGCTTCGGTGCCGAGGCCCACATGGGCGCCGGGACCACCAACTACCAGGGCCAGGGCTACCAGGTGGAGATCCGGCCCAGTCGGCAGAAGTGCACCTCGATCCGCGTCCAGATAAAAGACGATGACCCCACGGGGAGCGGACAGAGCTATGATGTAACAGGGCTGTCGTTTGTCGCGGGCCTGAAAACCGGGACCGCTCGGCGCGGAAGTCGTCGGCGGGCCAGCTAGGAGAGAATCAATGACAGATCCCTATCTGGGGCTCGGGGCACCCCCGCCCGCCGGGACGCCAGAATATAAAAAGTGGGCCGAAGATTACTATTGGGCCGAGCGTGACCCAACCGGATCCGAGCGTGCTCAGATGAAGGCGCAGCAAGAAGCCAACGCGATGGGTCAGTATAAGGCTGGCGCCCCCCCTGCAATGTGGGCCCAGTATGGCCAGGAGGCCGTGGACCGCGCCTACGGGGGAGGCATCGGCGCGCATGAGACGGCCAGCCTGGACGCCCTCCAGCAACTCGCCACGGGGCAGCGGTCCTACGCCCTCGAGGAGGCCGATAGACGCTCTCAGGCCGCCGGAGCCGGCATCCAGTCAAGGGCACTCGGGGCGCAGGCGGGGGGCTACAACCCCGCGCTCCAGCGCCAGGCGCAGCGGTCCACGGCCACCGCAGAGCAGGACATCGGCGCCCTTGGACAACTCGCCGCACAGCGCGAGCGTCAGCAGGCGTCACAGGCCCTCATGAGCGCGGGGAGTTCGGCCCTGGCCCGGCGCCAGGCCCTGCAGAAGATTCAGGCTGGGTACGCCGGTATGGGCCTCGATGAGCGCTACCGCCAAGCGCGGGCGAGAGATCAGCGGCTTGGATTTGAAAACAGGGGCCGCGCCGCGGCCCTTGCTGCAGACCGGCAAGCCCTTGAAGAGAAAAAGAAGCTGATGCAGGGCGTTGGACAGGCCGGGACGACCCTGCTCAGCATGGGAGGCAGCGTGTAATGGCCAGACCGGGAGACATCTTCAAGAAGCCGGGCGTGGCTGCCTACACCATCAAGAGCGGGTTGGCGCCATGGGCCGAGAAGAAGCGCGGCCAGCTCTACGACGAGACAAAGGCGCAGCGCGGGTACCAGGAGACCGCCCTGGGCCAGCTCGCTGCACAGGCCCTGCGAAAGGGGCCGTCCATCGCAGGCCAGCAGGCAGACCTATTGCAACAGGGGGGCCAGCGCCAGATCTCCCAGCAGCTCGGCACGGCCGGCGGGGGGGCACAGGCCGCGCGTCAGGCCATCATCGGCACCGGGGGTGCAGGCTCGAAAATGGCGGGGCAGTCCATGGCTGCCGCGGCCCGGGAGCGCCTGGGGGGGCTGCAGGCATACGCCGGGGGCACGGGGCAGGTGATCGGCGGCAGGACAGGGCTCGAGGGGCTGGCCAGGGGCTACGGCCAGATGGGCCAGCTCGACAAGTTCAGAGCGCAGGAGATGGCCGCGCGTGAGAAGGAGCGCGTGTTTCAGCGCCAGCTCGCGGCCCTTGGGCTGTCTCAGCAGAAGTACAAGTCGGACGTGGACTTCGCCATGGGAATCCTCGGCGGTGCCGCAGGAGTGGCCCAGATGTATGGTGGGTATAAAGGGCCGCCAAAGCCGCAAGGGGGCGGGTTTAGGTATGAAGATCCGGGAGGGGCAACGCCCGTGGGCCCTGGATTCGGAAGCGTCCCGGGAGGGGATAGCGGCGCGGTGCAGCAAGGGGCAAACCTCGGCTCGGGATACTACTAGGAGAGTGCTATGGGTAATTGGGACTGGCGAAAAGACAGGGCGGCAACCTTGCGGGCCTGGGTGCCGCATGTAGCGGGGAAGACGTCTTCGGCGCCGGTGGCAAGAGCACCCCTGCCGGGGGTACCCAGCCTCTCTGGTGCAGCGGATAAGCTTGCTGGATTTATTAACCCGTTCTACCAGCCGGAGGGAGCCGGGTCTTCCTCTTTTGAATCATCGCTGGGTGCCCCGGCAGCGGCAGAGCCAGAGGCATACACGGGCGGAGCGTTTGTCAAAAAGCAGTTCAAAGCGCCCGCTGGGGGCTCTGGTCCCGCGGCAGCTCCCGCGGGCCTTGCGCAGCTTGCCGCAGGTGGTGGAGCCCCCGGCCAGCCGGTCAATCCTCTTCTGGCCGCGGTCCAGAAAGATCCCACCCTGCTTGCCAAGCCGGTTGTCCTGGGGAGCACCACCACGAGCAATTACCAGCGCGGGCTCAAGTCCATGCCGCTGTTTCAGGAGGGGCTGGAGCGGACGGCCAAGGCGCAGACGGAAGCCGTCACGGCAGGCGCCGAGGCGCAGGCGCGTGGCCTGGAGGAGAAGGCGTTTCTTTCCGACATGCGGGCCTTCGAGATGAAGGAGCAAGAAGTAAAGCGCCAAAAGCAACAGGCGGATTACAAGGCCAAGGTAGACGAGTTCAACGCCGACATGACCGCCAAGCGCGAGGAGATATCTACGGCCAAGGACTTGGACGCCGGCCGCTGGTGGAGCAGCAGGAGCGTGGGACAGAAAATAGCCCTCGGGCTGGCCGCGGCCCTCCAGGGGTTCATGCAGGGGTACCGCGGCCAGTCGGGACCTGCGCCGGTGCTATCCATGATGGAGCGTGCCATCGATAGG